GGCAACCTTTATTTTACAAGCCAGGTACATTTCGTCCAGGAAATAAACAAATTCGTAGATAACAAGTTCGACGGATTAGAGAGGTACAAGTAAATAAAATAAAATAAAATGTTAGTAATTATAAATGTCAAACGACAATGAAGTCGAACTGAGCCCCGGGTTTTTCGATTTGAATAATCCAATGAACAATAACGATATTGCGGAAATTAGTAATCTCATTCCAGAGAAAATTGATATAGAGAATAACGACACTAAAAATGTCGTCGTGGAATTTTTCACCCTGATGATTTTTAATACTACTACCTCCAGCGATAAACCTTGTGGTTGCAACGGGGGGTGGTCTAGAACGAGCACCTATTAGATGATTAAAATACGTTTTGTCGATACGAACAAATGCCCTCATATCGACAAAATAAAGTATAAATAAAGTAATTATTTAAGAATTCCTATAAAATGGGGTATATTTACATACTCACGTCGCCAACGGGGAAGATTTATATCGGTCAGACGACTCGTCCTATACACAAACGACTCGAAGAACACGAAACAGGACAGAGCATTAGTTTACGGGGGATCTCTGGCGCCATCAAAAAGTATGGATGGGAAAACTTTGAGATAGATTGGTATGAATGTGTCGATGACGACTTGAATAAGCACGAAAGATGGTTGGTGACCCTGATGGGAACGCTATCGCCGAATGGTTATAATCTCCGGGAAGGAGGTGGAAGTCGTGGCAAACATAGTGAGGAATCAAAACAAAAGAATAGAGAATCAAACAGTGGTAAGAATAGCTACTGGTTTGGGAAAAAGCAGAATGAGGAACATAGACAAAAAAGGAGAGAAGCACAACTTGGCGAGAATAATCATAGATGGGGGAGTAAGCGCAGTAAAGAAACCAAACAAAAGCACAGTGAATCAATAAAAGGCGATAAAAATCATAATTCTAAGAGAGTGTATCAATATAATCTTGATGGCATCTTTATTGCTTCATTTGGGTCGACCGGAGAAGCTGAGCGTAATTTGGAAAAAAATGGATCAAGTATTAGAGCGTGTGCTTGTGGCAAACGCAATACCGCATATAAGTTTAAATGGTCATATACACCCCCTTTTATATAAAATATATTACGTTCGTGGTCGACATTTGTTATACGTCGCCTTCTGTGTATTGTACGTCGCGGCCGCTTCCTGTCGCCAACGGTTCTGCTGAAGTTGTATGTAATCGCCAGTATACCCTGGTGCGGCGGGATAACTTCCCGGTCCGTCGAACGTTTTGTTGACTGAATTGTTCGGGACAGCGCGAAACGTAAGTGCGCAAAGGAAAGTATTATCCACACCGTTGGTATTGTAGAGAGTTCCATCGGGTCGTTCTATTCGAAACGTCAATTTTTGGAGCTTGCCCACTGGGTGGAAAGCTTTTATAGGAATTGAAGAAAAACTGTAGCGCGCCTCGGAAAATCCATAGCCGATGATATTCACGATACCCACTCCCGCGGTGGTCGGCTCTCCCACTCGATCTTTGTAAATAAGGGTCTCGAGCTCCAAACATCTGATCTTGAGATACCTGGCGCCTGTGATATTAACTATCCCAGGTGAAACGAGATTGTTACCAAAAGCGCCTGAAACAACGTCCACGGAGAATAACTCTCCAGGAAACACGGTAACGCCGTTGATCTGTACGTAAGACCCCGCGACTGCAGGTAGATTGGGTTCTGCGTGCCACAAACTCGTGCAGCTGACGTTTGATGTGGCCGTGGAAGCGCTGGGTGTGAATTCGACGTAATAACTCTGGCCTTGAACGAAATTGCTCGTCACGGTAAGACCAGTCGTGACGGATGGTGTAAGGTCATCGTTTGTTGACACGATGTTTCCAGATGCTATCGTCGCGTTTGTCGACCCGTTCTTTATTGCAAGATCTACGATAAAGCCACCCGTAGGCGCTGTTCCGATGTCCTTGAAATAACCGGTGATTGCGGATGGGACTCCGGCAGCCTGTGCGGTGAAATATTGTCGAAGAGTCTGGCCGGTATAAATACCAGAAAAAGACGTGCCATCTCCCGGTGGGAACACGCCAACGAATGTGTTATACTGCTGCGCGCCTGGTACAGTAGTCTGCGTAGACAAAAATACATTGGCAGCTCCGTTCGGGAAGTTAGTGCTGTATCCAGGTACTACAGAGTAATCCGTCCTGTTGGGAATTACGGGGTCTCCAAATCCCAACGTCGACTTGATCGTGCTCTGGTCGCCCAGTAATGTAAAAGCCCCTGACGAAGTTATGGTCATTTTGTTAGAAATTTCAGAAGGATTTGTCGTCGGACTCACTCTGAGAGTTACGGTATCTGAAAATGCATTGGATGTCTCTTGTAGCACCCTGTTCATCTCGTCAACAAGTTGAGGAAAGTTGTAATCCCCAGGCGTGATGTTTGCCGTTCTGATATTTCCTGCCAAATCCTGCTGCCATGTGTTGATGTTCGTTGGTTGACTGATAGCATACGTGAAAGAACATTCGGTTTCATCTACGAGATAGTCCGTCCTTGGGATCGATGCTTGAAGGACCTCGAACTTCGTGATGTTTCTGAACTGACTATTGAATTGTACCTCGAACTCTGACGCCGTTGGATATGCTGCCTTGTCGCGTTTGGACGAATCGGCTATGAATATATACGTGTCGTCTACGCCGAACTTTGTTATAGTCTCAATATCGTCCATTCCTGTATAGTATTTTTATATTAATTTTATGGATTGTACGAAGAACACGTTTGTTAAAAATATATTTTTGTATGTTATAACTCGATGCTTCGGATTCTTGAAAAAACACCAGGATTGCTGTTCACCATGGTACTCCTAGCGTTCGTGATCGGGACTATGGTAGATTCTGTGCTGGACGCCAAAGAGGCTAACGAGGCGCCAAAGGTCGAAACAACAGAGGTAAAAAAATAATATTTACATAGATTATCTTAAACAATGAAATTCATCCCCAGCAGCCCCGTGGTCTTTGTCCTTGTAATCGTCGCGTTCTTCGCTATGGGTATGCTTGCCGGCAAGATGTTCGGCAAGAAGAAGGCCGAGAAGTTCGAAGCCGACATCATGGGCGAGTTCAACACTCCCGCCAACATGGCCAGCGGACCCAAGGTGCTACCTCCCGTGCCCGAGAACAAGGGTGTAGTTTCATCGGAAACCTGGTGCAAAAAATTCAACTGCTAAGTAAAGCATAATTAGGACGTGTCTCATCCTTGATGCATGTTGATATCCAGGCCCGAGATACACCCAATGCCGATGCAGCGTCTGTCTCCGACTTGTATATCACTCCGTCTATAATCATCGCTTTGTATGCGTTTTTCTTACTATCAAATCGCCCCGCCTCGTATGCAGCGATGGCGTTGAGAGGTCGCGTCGTCGGTTCTAAATTACTCACACGAGCGTCGCGTTTATCGTGATTTTTATGATGAACCATCATTCCTTTCGGAATCTTTCCTACGAACGTTTCCCATACGAGAATATGTAGTTGTTTAGACTTTCCGCCAATTCTGACAGAAGGATATGCGTCCGTTTCTTCTATACGTCTGTCCGTCATCTTATCGTTAGACGAAACTTTTTTGATGTATCCATGTTTGAACTCATATCCCACTCTGCCGAAATCACTGAGAAGTATACAATACTTTGGAGTATGACTTATCTTTTTCCAAACTTCACCAGGGTAATCCGGTAATATCAACGGTGTCGTCCACACATATCCTCCGTGTGTTTTCCGTTTGCCGTTGAGACACATAGAAATCGCCCTCTGATGTAATTGTCCGTCCGTCTCTTCCTCGGCTACACTCGCAGAAGGAAACTTAAGGACATGCCCGGTCCTCACGTTTATGCCAACTATCGGGCATCCGTCTATCATTCCTCGGCTGATTTCCCGTTGGTTGATAGTCTGTTGAGATTTGGAAGCCCATCTAAGATTACTCACGTCGTTGTTAGACGCATCGTCCGCATTCTTGTGGTCTACGGTCCACGTGTCGTCTGCTTCCGGAGGTTTGGGAATGTGAGCCATTGCCACGAGAATGTGAACAGTCTTAACACCATCTCCGATGTTCACTCGTTTGTATCCAGTATGAGTAAACTGAGATAATATCCGAGTTTTACCGGTCTTCTTATGGACACTTCGTATATATCCACACGTCGACGCCTCGTATAACATCATTTTAGTTTCTACGCCAGTAGATGCCCACAACATTATTTATTTATATAAACAGACGTGTATTAAATATTTAAATTGTCTATATGGTAAAACGACAATTGCCTGGTGCAAGAAGTTCAACTGCTGAGTATCATGTGTTTGTATGAAGTATGATTTGTCGATACGAAAATATTGTATCGACATTTACACGTTCGTCGGCAAAAAACCCATTTTTTTATGTTTTAATTAATCAAAGATGTCCAATGCTCACCTCACCGAGCCTCTTCGCCCCCGGAACATGAAAGAGATGCAGTATGAATTGTTGGAAGAAGGAAGATTGTCCTACGAAGATGCGTATACGCTCGATCTGGTCACGAAAAATAAAATTCCATATGACGAATATCAGGAACTCATAACAGATAGGAGAAATCACCACAGTCGCATGATGAGGTTCGTCGTCCAAGTGGCCATCACCGGAACGATAACCGCGTTTACAATTTCCATGCTGGCCATAGGAAAACCAGAGGGCGTTTACTTGCCTGTACTGACCGGTATTCTTGGATACTGGCTGCCAGCTCCGGAATATGCAAAACTGAGAACGCCGAAAGTCAACTCTCCCAAAACAAACACGTCATCGCCGGCAATATCTCCCTCCCCGACCATGACGTGAAAATCAATCTAAAAAATATATATTGATTACATAAACATAGGATGGACGCCATGAACGCCATTAAGAACATGATTTTCCCGACTTCGGACCCGTACAAAATTTCCGGGGAATTTGGAGATTCTACATTGGAACCCACGGTCGCTGCAGCCCTGAGAGTCCTCCACGAAACCCCCAGCGAATTCAATACCACGTTTTTTTCCAAAAAGAACGTAGACTTCATCCAAGGGAAGCTGATATCGCAGACGAAGAGATACACGGGTGTGGACATAGGTCGGCAAAACGACGACGAGCTCATCATGATGATGTGCGGCATCTACGTGCAGGACTCTACGTTCAACGGAAACGTCAAGGAGTCTTTGAAGAAAATCAACACACTCGTCATCACCGAGTGCCTCAAGCAGATCCTCCCTGGAGTCAGGTCTTACGTTCTGTATCTGCGCGACGCGAGCATGCCATTCAGCGGCGGCGGCGAAAACGCATTTGCCCGCCCTCAGGACGTGAGCGAGAAAGGTACAAAAGTAACGCCGGGGTTCCTTCCCCTTGAAAGAACATTCAAGTAAGTTAAATCTTGACGCCTAGGATAACGAAACAGAATACGAGTATGACATGCATAGTTACCAAAAACTTTGCCGTCTTTGTAGATGCGAGGAAATCTCCGAAGCCCGTAGTCGTATGAGTCACTGCGCTCATGTATAAAACATCCATCCACGTCGGTTCCCCCTTGAGACCATCTACTCTCGTAAAATTATTCTCAAACCCCCCTGGGATGTACTTGTATAAAACTGTCATAAATGTGAACAGCAATACGTGCACGGTGATCGGATTCGTCATTTAACTATACCTAACATTTTTTATAGCATTAATTCCATCTTTTTGATACTCCTTGTATTCATCACGTTTTTGAACGAATACACGCTCTTGTGTTCAAATCCGCCATACGTAATCTCGCTCCTGACCACGAACCCAAACTTCGCAAATAAGTTCTGGCTCTTTATATTCGTGCAGTCGGCCAGGATAGACGTGAATCCATGTGCCTTTGCTTCGTCGATGGTGTACCGTAATAGTTGGCTCGCGAGCCCACGACCGTCAGATGCGATCGAAAAGATATAGAGACATTTCCCACTCGGAACGTATTTTAGCATATCAAACAGCGCAAACATTGGTTCAATTTTGCTCGACACGTTATACTCTACATCGATGAATTGGTCGTAAGGAATATTAAGAGCCACTGCATCTCCGCACTCGGAGTGTGATGCATGCGAACATCCACTCAAAACAGATTTCTCCATAATGTCACTGAAGGCATTTATGAATTCCATGGGTGTTATCTCCAGTGCCACGCTCGTGGGTTCTTTTTCAGAAAACATAGTAGATGTAAAATCCAACGCAAACATCATGTCATCGCTGCTAAGCGTGTAAAGCATTTTTTTATGATACTGTCGAATACCATACATTACATAGTGAGTTATGTCAATATGTAACATATCGTCAAGAAGTGGTATAAAATAATACATTCGAGCATATCATATCAGAAATAAAAATGCAGGCCATCAAGGTAAACAGCTACACCAAAATGCTCGAAGGCCTGAAATCAGGTCACAAGTATGCGCTCGTAAAGTTTACGACGAAGTCTTGCAGGGCATGCAAAAACCTTGAACCCAGAATTGCGAAACTAGATTTCGATATTGATGTCTACGATGTCGAACACTACGAAAATCAAGTCATCAGCAGAGCATTCAGCGTCCGAGCTCTACCAACCGTGATATTCTGCGAGGACGGAATTCCTTCCGCTAGAATGGTCGGATTGAAAGAATCGAAAGATTTTTTCAAACTTGTTGGCCAAGTTGTCAACAATGAGTGTTGTTTTATCGATTGGGATCGGTAAGTTTATCTAGAGCTTTTCGACTTACGCGACGGGGTCCGTGGTGAGAACCCCTTTTGAGACATGGGTGGAGCACCGGGCGTGAAGCCCGTTTGTTTTCTTCCGGGAGATGGTTTCTGACGACGTTGCTGTCTCTGCTGTCTGAGCGCAGCATCCTCGCGTGCCTTTTGTTCCGCCCGTTGACGACGAAGCATCTCTTCCTGGCGCTTCTTCGCCTTCTCCATCTGCATTTGCGCCTGTTTTTGTTTGCCTTGTTCCGCGCGCTTCTGCTGCCAGTTCTTGGATTTGCCAGATTGAATTTGAATCCGATTTGTTTGCTCAGCCTTGGCCGTGTTCACCCTGAACTTAACCTGCATATTCTGTCGCTGCTTTTGGAGTCTTGCTTTCACTTCGGGAGGTGCAGATGCGATCTTCTTGTCGAGTGCCTGTATTTTCTTGGCGTGAGAAGTCTGGAGGAATCTAATCGTTTGCTTGCGCTGTTTGGCGTTCACCATCGCCGCGCGCTTAAGAGCATTGCCGACGTCCCTAGATATGAACGTCTGTTGACCGGGAGTGCACATCGCGGGATCCACGGAGCACGGAATGACCCGGCCAACGCTACCATCCTTAAAACTTTGGAGCGGGAACTTACGAACGTCGTACTTCTTCTTCCCCGCCTCGAACTTTCCCTTCTTTGCCATATCAGCACGGTCATAAGAATACTTGACTTCGGTACCTTTCTGCCCTGGCTGGCGCATAATTTTACCGTCGCGAGATCTCACTGTAGACGTGATCTTATCCACAATGAAATACGGCTGGCGATACTTCTTGTAATATCTTACATCGATCGCTGCGTTCTGTTTTGTATATGGGAGAATTTCAATAGAACGCTGGTCAATTAAATCGCCATATCCGTGATACTTCTGAAGAGCGTAACGACGCAAATCCTTGCCTTTTATGGCTTCCAAACGTTTTGTAGACACTATTTTGTAAGAATACCGCAGACGAACCCCTGCTATGCAATCCGAGATATCCGCTTCCGCGTCCTGTGCGGAATAGACTTGAGGGGGGAACTCGTTTATGTCTTTTATTTTGTAAAGATTCTTCAAAACCCAGACACGACGATCAGCATACTGAGGAATCCTCGAACATTTGCTACTCGACCAGTCACTTATTCTCACATTTCTGCCAGTACCACCCGTTGAACTGAAAGAAGCACCCATAATATATAACAGTATATATTTTTATCATATCGTCGTTGTAAAGTATTTAACTAATTGTTGTGTTATAAATAACACAATGGGCTATCTTTATATGCTCAAAAATAAATTAAATGGGAAGATCTATATCGGTCAGACAATTCGCCCTATAAAAAGACGTCTCGAAGAACATCGATCTGGAGAAAGCAGTAAATGCAGAGCACTTTATAGCGCCATAAAAAAACATGGTTGGGATAACTTTGAAAAAGACTATTACGAGTGTCCCGATGAAGACTTAAATTTTGATGAGGAACTTCTGGTAAGAGAGATGATGACGATATCGCCAAATGGTTATAATCTCAGAGAAGGCGGTGGTAGTCGTGGCAAGCACAGCAAAGAATCTAAACAAAAAATGAGAATAGCAACTCTTGGGAAAAAACGTAGCGAGGAAACAAAACAAAGGTGCAAAGAAGCAAAAGCGGGTAAAAATCACCCTATGTATGGGAAAAAACAGAGCGGGGATTCTAACCGAAGAAGGAGTGAAACGATGACAGGCGATGGTAATCATATGTATGGAAAAATAGGCGAGAAACATCACAATTCTAAGAGAGTATATCAATATGATCTTGATGGCGCTTTTATCACATCGTTCGGGTCGAGTAAAGAAGCTGGGCGAAATTTTAAGAAAGATGGAACAAATATCAGGGCGTGCGCTCGTGGTTCTCGAAGACATAAATCCGCGTATAAGTTCAAATGGTCGTATACATTTCCATTTGTATGAATAACTTATTGTAAATACAGTATATACGCCATGGATCCTGCTAAAATCAAATCTGTAAAGCGTGGGAAATTTCACCAACTCCGATATGACGATCAGCCTATAGAAATTCCGTTTAAGGGCATAAAGATAATCAGAGACGTTCAGGCTACCAAGACAGAGCGCTGCGTCTATGATAAATTCACGAGAATTGATATAACACATGCACAAGGAAACAAAGGTGATTTATTGTTGGTTCATAATTACATCAAATCTAAAGCGAATCCAAATTTCTCGCCATTGAAATATGCTGTAGACAATAATTCGTGGGGAGACATAGTGACCAAGATCAAATCGGATCGTTACTTGTCTGCCGGAGACATCGTCGATGGAGTTCTATGTCCAGGAAGTTTTGGTTCGTTCGGTTGGTGTATTACGCTGAAGTTGTCGACATGAAGCATTCCGTATCGACAAACCATACATTACATATATCTAAACCCTTTGAAACCTCCTATAGGAGCCTTTCTCAATGACGAGTTTTGGACCGTCTTTGCTGGGAAGAGCGGCTGTCAATATGTCAGCGGGATCCCAGGTGTTCTCGGGGACTGACACGACGGGAGTGGGGCGGTAAAGCTGCATGATGAACTTTTCTTTCTTATTCATCTTCATGAACTGCATTGCGGCGAACACCAACCAGATGAGAAACGCAAGGATCATCACGATGTGTTGAGTCTTCATCATTGTTTATAATGTAATCAAATATTATTTTTGTAAATCATATCGACACATCGTGTGATAAATAATGTGTGTCATAATGAGAGTGTAAATATAAATGAGTATCACACGCATGGCTGCTAGTGCTGTGGTGAACAGGATCGTAAAGACCACTGGAGGGGCATGCAGGCTTCATAGGATCTATAAGATTTCCATCGGTGACATGAAATACATTGGTCAGACAAACCGCATGCCGGAGGAACGTTTTAAGGAACATGTCAGGGAGTCGTCAAAATGCACGCTATTGAAGGAGGCCCTTCGAACTAACAACGCGACTCTGGATACGCTCGCGATAGTCGGGCCCCATGACGTAGACGTAGTAGAACGGATTGCCATCGCGCTCGAAAACACAGTTTCTCCGGATGGTTTTAACATCTCGACCGGAGGCCCTGGGGTGACACGTCGCGATGAAAAGTACGAAAAGTTCCGCAGAGACGTCTGCCTCGTCAGAAATCTCATGAACAAAGGACTTGTTTCTTATGATATTCTGTTCATGCGAGGCGATATTTCGCTTACACAAGAAGAGTTCAATGCCGTAAAGAGATTCGTGTGAAAATTGTAAATTTAAAATATACATAATTGTAAAGATGCAGCCCGCTAACAAATTTCAGGATTATAAATTCAATGGAAAGGGGGCATACTCTCAGCAGTTAGATCATGTCTCATTGGTAGACGGTTATGACGACACATTCGTCGGTCTCAATGCAGGCACAAAGGTGATTTTAGGAGGTTCTTCACAACAAAATACTGCAGTGGGTGCGAACGCCATGACATCGAGTCAAACCGTAAGTAATACAACGATCGTCGGAGCATACGGAGGAGCGGAAATCCAAAACTCAGAAAGCTCCGTGGGCGTCGGCACTGGCGTGTTAGAGTATGCCGCCAACATCGTCGGTCACACCGCGGTCGGGTACCAATCTGCCCAACGTATTGAGAAATCGTCCTATAATACGAGCGTCGGATGGAAAACCATGGGTAGATTCGTCCAGGGAGAACGCAACGTCGCGATTGGTGCTGCTGCTGCGTATTATGGATACGACATGTCTGGTTGTGTTATGGTGGGTGAATCTGCCGGAAAGTATTCCAAGATCGGTGTGGATAACACCTTCGTCGGATCTTCGTCCGGTGCAGGAAGTAAGAACGGGACGGAAAACACGTACATTGGTTCGAGTTCCGGCGAGTTCGCAGCCAACGGATATCAAAATGTTTACGTGGGAGTCGGCGCGGGACAAAATAACGTGAACGGAGGTAACAATATTTTCATCGGATATCAAGCGGGTGCCAACACGACAAACGTATACGACACCATCATTATTGGCGGCGGGGGTGGTGGTGGTAACACCAGCAATCTAACAGAGAGTGTCATAATAGGACTTCAAGCGGGTGCCAACTTGACGACGGGAGGACAAGTCGTATTAATCGGAGCATACGCCGGTCAGAATCTTACGACCGGATTTAGAGACGTGTTCGTCGGTTACAAGTCCGGTCAAAATTCCGTGGGCGAGAGCGATTCGGTTGCGATAGGTCCGTTTGCAGGTCAAAATGTTCTAAACGGGTCTAATAACGTGTGGGTAGGTAGTCAAGCAGGTGCGAACGGTAACGACACGGTGCGGACAGTCGGTGTCGGAGCATATGCAGGCTACAAGTCTAAGGCTTCGTCCCGGAGCACTTTCGTGGGACATTCTGCGGGTTATGAAGGAGGGTTTTTTTCTACGTTTGTTGGTTACGAAGCTGGATATGCGGCTAACACAAACAGTCTTTTCAATACATCGGTCGGTTACCAGTCCGGAAATGCTGATACAGGAAGTTACAATACATCAGTCGGAGCATTATCTTCTGACAAGCTTGGTAATTATAACTCGACCGTCGGTTACAGATCGGCTTCGAATGTCACCGGGGATTACAATACTATTTTGGGAGCTTATGCCGGAAGTGATGTCAAGAGTAACAATACGATAATGGGGTCTTTTGCCGGGAGTAACGTTGGTAGTAACAATACGATACTTGGCACTGGTGCGGGTTTTTTGGCACAAGGTAATGACAATACGTTGTTAGGGTTTGCTGCCGGAGCTAACGTCTCTGGACAGAATAATTGTGCTATCGGACAACTGGCGGGAGCTCGAATGGGAAAATCATCTAACAATACGTTCATAGGAGCTCAAACTGGTTCGCTGAACGATACTGATAATCACGATGGATATTTCAACTCGTATGTCGGTTTTTTTTCAGGAAACATCGGTAACAATAACACCTTTATGGGAGCATTCGCTGGTTCCAATGTCTCTGGAAGTAACAATGTTATAGTAGGTTTTAGAGCTGGTGCTGATCTAACCGGTAATAATAACACTGTCATTGGAACTTTCGCGGGTGCTAATGTCACCACGGGGCAGAAAAATACAATTCTCGGAGAAAGTTCTGGATATGGGTTGACTACCGGTGTCTTAAACACAATCGTTGGAGTCAGTTCGGGTAATAACGGGTCTCGTAATACAGTGGTTGGGAGTTCGTCTGGAGGCATGATGACATCTACCGCAGGGAATAATTCTATCGTTGGATTTCAAGCGGGGGCAAATATTACTTCCGGTATGAGAAATACACTTATTGGGTCTGCGACAGGCGTTGGTTTAAATACAGGAAGTTTTAATACGTTTATAGGATTCGGTTCTGGTGCAAATGGATCCAGAAATACCGTTATTGGAAGCGCTGCAGCAAATTCGATGACGACTGCCACGGATAACACAGTTATTGGTGTTTCTTCCGGAAACGGTATAACGACAGGCACACAAAATACGTTCGTGGGAGCTCGTTCAGGATATGGAATGGCAACTGGGATTTTAAACACATTTATTGGTTTCGACTCGGGGAACAGCGGAGTTCGAAATGTGTCAATAGGAGCTTTTGCAGGAAATATAATGGCAAATACAGCGACAGAAAATATTATCGTCGGAGTTTCTGCCGCTAGACAACTAAGTACTGGAGATCAAAATATTTTTATTGGAGCGAATGCAGGACCTTCCGTGACATCTGGTTCACAGAATATTTTGATTGGAAATCGATCGGGATTAAACATTTCCGGAGGCTCGAGAAATATACTAATAGGGGAAAATGCAGGAGGAGAAGCTGCTTTGGGAAGTGATAACATAGGATTGGGGCGTGATATAAGTATCCCAGGAAGTAATAATTGCCTGATCGGCGGAAATATAGGTACTGCGACAAGTACAAAACGTATTTGTGTTATAGGTATTGATAACACGGGTGTCAATGGAAGCAATCTAACACTCATCGGTAGGAACATATCTACTTTTAATGCTACAGCATCTAATATATGTGCTATTGGTCAGAATGTCACAATTCTGGGAACGACATTTAACAATTCCGTGTCTCTATTAAATAGTACTCATTCAGCATCTCTACTTGGAAATGGAGATTTTGTCGTGTCAGGACAAGCATATAAGGCCGTGGCAGGAGCATGGTTGGGACCGTCTGATGCCAGATTAAAGAGCAATATTCATATGGCTAATACGATTCTGTGCGAGAATATACTAAAGAATTTGAGTTTGAAAAGATATACATGGAATACAGATTTTAATCCACAGGTAATAGACAGATCTCAACTTGGATTTATCGCACAAGAGGTAGAAGAATATTTGCCTAAATCTATATCTATCGCACAACATGCCGGTATTGACGATTGCAAACTCATAGATCTAAGTCAAATTCATATGATTATGTACGGAGCTTTGAAACGCAGCATCGAGCGGATCGACGAACTAGAAGCAATACTGGCTCGAAATAATTTAATTTAAGATTACAATATTCGTATTTATTCAAGAAAGTGTTTTCTTTGAATAAATAACACGTAACTTTTAAAATCATTTTTTGAGCCCGATGAAATCGTATGGCGCTTTGCCGGAAACAACAACAGATATTGTGCCATTTACTTTGTACACGCCAGCTATCGTCTTCGTGAGGACAATGGCTTTCTTGTCGGGGGAAGTATATCTAAATTGAATAGTTCCCGGCTTCACAATTTTCAAAATAACTCCTGGCACTGTTATTTGAGCTGACACAGGAGTGGGCTTCGGAACAGGAACGGGCGCTGGCTTCGGAACTGGAACGGGCGCTGGCTTCGGAACTGGAACGGGCGCTGGCTTCGGAACTGGAACGGGCGC